CCACCATATGCTAATTTATATGTGTTTCCTAAAATATTTGTAGAATAACCTTCAGCACCTCTACCACCACCATTTGCTGGAGTATCTGGCGGATCGCCAAATTCTAAATCCTGTGTTGTAGCAGGATTACCACTTGTTGTCATAGAACCACCACTACCAGCACCAATTGAATAACTCTTATCAAATAAAGGTCCTGAACCGTATGTTCTTGATACTGCAAGACCACCATCATTTATAGTTCCTACACCTGCAGAACCTATTGTTATATTTGCACCTGTAAAGTTAGAATTTGCTAATATATGTCCTGCCGAACCACCACCTATAACAGCATTACCACCATTTAATTTATCTAAATCACCACTGGCTATTTCACCATTGAATTTTGCTAAGACTGAACCACCTTTACCACCACCTTGTGCAATAGTATCAAATATACTTGTATTTGCACCATCATTAGGTAAAGCATTTGTGTTAGATATACCTCCACTACCTCCAGTTCCCACTGTGACTGTATAATTTGCTAAAGATACTATATTACTGCTTTCTATTACCTCACCACCACCGCCACCACCGGCACTTGCTAATTCTTGTTTTCCAACTGGTGTTGTGTTTAGATCAACGAATCCACCTCCACCACCGCCTCCAGTAGTTAAGTATTCTACATTTGCTAAAGTGCTGTAGAAGTTAGCATTATCACCTAAATCTATAATATTTAGATTTGCACTTGCATTATATCTGTGAGCTGTATAATATTGATCTACCGTTATTATTTCATCACCACCTGTGACGGTCATTGTTTCTACATCTTCTGTAAATACGGTTGTGCTTGTTGCTTCTATGGGTGTTGCAGGAGAACCTGTTCTGATATCCATATAGAAATCCACATTAGCATTACCTATTTGATATAATTCTTTTGTTATAGTAGCATTACCTGTGGCATCTAATTGTATATTACCACTTAGTCCTTCACTATCTGTGAAATCACCTGTTGAAACATTACCTTGTAAAGTCCAATAGAATGTGGGTTGTGTTGTTCTATTTGCTGATATGTTAAAGTTGATAACATTACCAAGATTTACATTTGCTAATACCGGTGTTACTGATACTTCTGGTAATCCAGCGGCATTTACAGGTTTTGAACCTTTGAATTTGTTCTTAAAGAAACCAAATCTCTTCATTTATGCTCCTGGCGGTGTAGGCCATACAACATCTTCTTTGTTTGCGGCGCTTGTATTATTTGCAGGCACATCTCTTAATGCCTGTCTATATGTCTGCCATTCTGCTTTCTTTTCTGCACTTAAAGGGCTATCTTCGCCTTGTGTCCAATCAGTATCTTTAAGTAAATTAGTTCTGCGTTGTCTCATCCAGTATTGCACATTAAAGTTATTGAAAGGATTGTTTTGACTTACTACTTCTAATGTATCTAAATCTATTTTGTAATCTAAATTGTTTTCTACGAATCCATTTATACTTGCTAAATTAGGTGCCTGCTGTAATTGTAATGCCAATAAACTATCGCTCATACGCCTGCAGGATTCTATTCTACCGGTGTTTGTGTTATATATTATTCTATGCATTATTCTTTCTCACCTTTTGTAATACGCTTCATTTCATATTTCATATTACCTACTGCTCTGGGGAATCCATTTGCGGTATCATCATCAAGAGTTGTAAATCCCTGTAATCTCATAGTTGCTGTTCTGGGCAACATATCTGCAGGTAATCCGTGTGTTGTGGGATCTAAAGATACTTTTTTATTATCATTTAATTGTGGTGGTATGCCTGTGCTTTCTAATGTTATTCCACCGCCTCCTGCTACATAGTTAGCCTGACTTGTTGAATTTGCAAAATTGATTGTGACACTATTACGAAATGCGGCTGAATACCCACCTGGCGGAATAACACCTGCTAAATTACCAAAAGCATCAAAAGTATAATCACCTATATCTACACCTGATATATCATATACTTCTGGTGTTATTAAATCTTTATATACTGTTCCGCTATCTACATTTGTATTTGTTAAACCAGCATTTTCTAACTGAGCTCCTGCACCAAATACTTGCATTGCTTCATTTACTATAACATTACCAAATACATTACCTGGTAAAGCAGATATGTTTGAATATCCATCAGTATATGCTTGTGGTATGTATATAGGTGGTATAATAGGTATCCTTGGTAAATCTATATTACCTATATCTGGTGTTTCAGTTATATCAGGGTCTGTATAGTATCCATCTTGATATTCTAATGCTGTTATTTCTGCATATAACATACCTGTTTCATCTTGTCTTTCTGTTGTTCTTAATACACGGAATAATTTTTCGTCCCAACCATATAATGAGTTAGTCAATTTAATCACATCACCTACATCTGTTTGTATACCTGCGTAATCACTTACGAACTGAACTACGGTGCTATTTCTACTCTGATTAAGGTCTATGTTTGCTAATCTTTCAGCACGGATATTGTCATTGATTAAATCTATACGATAATTTAACACATTTTCTGGTTCGTTTGCATTCCTGTCACCTACAGGTGTTTCAACCAATACCGTATTTGTTTGATCTTTACGATTTTGATCTGCAAATTCCACTTCAACACCATTATATAAACTATATAATTCAGTGCTACTTATATCTATTTTACTTACTATGTTGTCATCATTAAACACATAACAATTAGCCTTTTCAGCGGTGCTGATTGCTCTGTTAGGTATTGCTCTGAACTTACCTTGTTTTACATCAAATGTAAAGTATGTTGCGGCCGCTTGACATATTGTATCTATATTAGTTGTAGAAGGATTAAATGTGCTTAACACTCCATTGATTTCATATCTTTTGTTTGTTGTGCTTATATTTGCTTTATTTGTATAAGATACCAATTCATCACAGTATCCTTTCATTTCCACATTGCTGGTTCCTGTTATACTATTGATATCTAATTGTGCATTACTTAATCCTGCACCATAACGACTTGATGTCAAATAATCATATAACACATCACCAGGGTTTTGTAGACTATTAGTTAGTTCAAATGTAAAGTTAGGTAGTCCTGTTAAACCGTTTTCTGCATCATAATCTATTTGAACTACTGCAAATACCATTTCGTTTGCTGTATGATTTACTCCCCAGTGAGGAACAATAGTTGATGCTGAAGTAGATGCACCAGTTCCACTTTCTGGGAATACCACATCACTACCACTACTACCGCCTTGATAAACATTTACTCTTATTTTACCGTTATAGTTAGTGGCTGTGCTTTGATTAGGATCTCTGTGACTTATTACTGTATTACCAGAGAATATTAGTTCTACATCATTCATAAATATAGAACCCACTGTGAAATCACCTGATTGTGTGTTTTCACTTAATGCAATACAATATGTCATTGTTTTGTTTTCATTACTGATTGCGGCATCAAATATAGGCCCACTTGTAAATGCTTTACCATAGTGTATTGCTAATTTATTGTTTGTGTTCGGTGCTAACTGAACTGTAACGCCTGGGTCTTTACCTGCTCCAGGCATTTCCGGTATTATTCCTAAAGCTCTTGCTGTTGCAACTGCTAATCCACCTGCTACTATATATCCGGTTGCTGTTGCTAATGCTGTTCCCAGTAGACTACTACCTAAGAAACCACCACCTGCAAGTAATAGTGCATTTGTAACTGCTGTTGCTATCGCTGTGAATACTGCCATATCTTAACCTCTATATACCCAGTTGTAATCTATACTTTCCCAACCTCTTTCTTGTAATTTAAGATCAGGAGTGTTTGCTAATGTAGTTAGTGTGAAACTTGATATAACTTTGTTATCTGTTAATTTTTTACCTAAAGTTATATATTCGTGCAATAACCTTGCACCTGCTGTTGTTCCTCTGTATTCTGTTTCAACCCACCAGGCTATTTCAGTCATTCGCTTTATGTGTGGCAGCCATATATCGCCCTGTATACTTGCTAACAACATACCTATTACTTTACCTTCTTTCTCACATACAAGACTTATACCTTCTTTTGTTAAATGGTCAAGCAACCTATTCACATGCATATCACTGTATTCTGGTGATTGTAAATCTTCAACAGGATTGTTATTTGCGAAGTCAATCATCAATCGTTTGATGTCTTCATAATCTCTTATTGTTGCTCGTCTTACTCGCATTATCTTTCCCGTGCGTCTCTAAATCGTCCACGGTTACCTCCACCGCCTCCACCGCCGCCACGGCCATAACCGCCACCACCACCGCCTCCGGCTTGATATTCTTTACCGAAGTCAAAGGATATATTATATAATTTAGGCACACGGTCAAATACTAGATCATTAGGGAATAGTCTTTTTCTATCGTCTGGATTTGTTCTTTGTCCACTTATACGATTTTCCAATAGAGTATTGACACTTGCACATGTTATAGTGACACTATTTTGTAATTCTATACCAGGTGAGAAGTCTTCTTGTATTGTAAAGTTAGTAATTACACCGCTAAATCTTTTATATATTTGTCCAGTATCTATTTCTTCTGTTGTAGTATCATAGAATGCTCTGTATACATCTATGGTTCCACCTTTAACTGGTGTTGTAAGTATTAGACTTAAATAATCTTGTTCGCTTGGGATACCACTTAAAGTTATGCTTATATCACCATTTGTTGTTCTGATATCTTCAGTGAAAGGTGATATTTGTAAGAAACTTCCTAACTCAGTGTATGTATTACTATTATGTGTAACTGATTTATATGCACTACTTATATAGTATGTTGTTCCGTCTAAATCTAAATCTATTAGAATACAAGATGATATATGATCTTGTTGTAGAGGTGTTATTGTTGTGGCCATTATGTTATTACCTCAATAAGATTAAATGTTTCACTGAACTCTATTCTGTCATAAGGCACTACACTATATGTGGGTAGACTTGTAATTTTAACACGCCAGGTGACATCATTACCTAACTTTACACCACCACTTGTCAGTGCTACACCTGTTTGACTTAATACTGGTCTATGCACACTTACGGTGGTATTGCTGTCTGCTATGTTAAATGCTACATCACTTGTGACTTGATAAGGATATCTATATGTATCTGTATTTCCTTTAGGTTGTATAAAGTCACCTTTTTTAAGTATATGTGTATATCCTGATACATCACCAGTTATACCTGTTTGATCTATATAGATTTCTTTTCCTGTCACACCATTTACACTTATTTCTGCTTGTTGTCCTGATGTTAAATCGCCCTGATATGCTGTTAAATAATTCATATCAGTATTATTATTAAGACTTATATTTGCTTCATTAGTTGTGCTTGTTGCACTATATAGGTCTTCTAAGACTGCTCTGTTTGTGCTATATTTAAGACCATTATGCATACCCATTGTGAACGAATATACATTTACATTTCTGTCTGCTGTTTTATATTGACCACTTCTACTCATAGAACTACCTGTTAGTTCTCTTCTATCAACAGTGATATATTGTGCATTATCTATGATTGTTTGTAAGCTCATTAAATTGCTCCTCCTGGTATTCTTCTAGCACCTGCTCTGCTGACATTGTATATAAATTCTGGATCTCGTGCTACAAGAGCCTGAAAGCTAGGAGCATCAACTGCCTGTATATTATATGTAATGTTTGTTCCTCTGCCCATCATTTCTGCTGTGTCATCTGTTGACACTACACTTGCTGGTCCTCGTATTATCTCGGGTCCTGCTTCTCCGGCTATACCGAATTTACCAGCTGGTATTGAACCACCTTGTGCAAAGAATCCTGCAAATAGATTTGTAAGTAATCCTCCTGTAGGATCAAATAATGCTAAGATTAATCTATTAGCCTGCATCTTAATGATTTCCATCATCAGTGTTTTGAATAGATCTTTGAAACTTAATTTACCTGTTTCTACGAAGTTAGTAATAGCATCTGTAAATCCATTAGCCATTGTGTCGAATAATCTTTGAGCATATGCGGCTTCATCTTCAACCATTTCTGTAAAGTTAGCAAATGCTTCCTTAAATCCTACACCAAAAGATGTGCTCATTTTTTCGTATTCACCTCTTAGTATTTGTATTCGTTCTAGTTGTTCGTCATATAAATCATTTATTTCTTTTTCTTTTTCTGCTCTTAATTCTGCGTCTTTAGCCGCATCTTTATCAAATTCTAATCCTTTTATTTCTGCTAATGTTTCTTCTCTTTCTGCTTCTATATCTGCTATTTCTCTTTTTGCTTCTTTTTGTTTTTCTGAAAGTCCCAGCATTTCTGTTTCTAATTCCATACTTTTAACGAAATTCTCTATGTTAGCTCTGGTTTCTTCTGTGATTGCTTTTGCTGTTGCTAAATTCCTTTTTATTATTCTGGTTCTTTCTTCTTCTTGTCGTTGTAGTTCTGCGTTCTTTTTGTTTTCTTCTGCTTGAAGTCTTAATTTTTCTCTGAGTGCCTCTGCGGCTTTATTTCTTTCACGCTCTAATCTTTCTTTTCTTCTTACTGGATCTTCTCCAGGACCTACGAAGTTAGGATCTATTCCTGCTAATTCTTGAGTATTTTCAACCGTGTCTTCTAATAGTGCGTTAAGTCCAGCATATACACCTATACCCACTGCACCTGCGGCTGCCACCTTGGCAAATCCTGCTCCTGTAAGAGTGTTTATTATAGATCTTAATGTAATTTCTGTTGTAAGAATCTTATTAAACCCTTTTTGCACTTTTTGTAGGATTTGCATACCCTGAACGAATGTCATTAGCCTTGCCGCCGCGGCCGCACCAAAGGCTGCCGCTAATAGAGGTATAACTACTTCTAAATTATCTGCAATTTTTCTTATTAGATTACTTAATGATTCAAATACACCTGTTTTTGCTTCTATTTCACCTATTAAATATGTGACTTCATTTGTTATGCCTTGAAATGACTCACTTATTGTGGGTAATGTTTTACCAAAATCTTCATTGATGCTCTTATTCATTATCTGAGCCGCATCTGCTACTATATCTGCTGTTAGTAAGCCTTGCTCAGCCATCTTACGCAATTCACCACGAGTCACACCCAGGATATCTGCGAATTCACCCATAAACTTACTGTTTGTTTCATTGATGCTGTTAAATTCATCACCACGCAACACACCTGCCGCTAAGGCTTGACCGAACTGGATCATAGCACCTGCGGCGGCACCTGTTTCAGCACCTGATATCTTTAGGGTTTTTGAGAATGTATCTGTAATCTTTGCTACTTCATCTTGACTTAATGCTAAGTCTTCTGATGCAATAGTAAGAGATGCATATAGGTCTGCTGTTGCACTTAGACTACTACGAGAACTATCTGCTAATGTTTTTACATTTTGTAGTGCTTTGTTGTATTCTTCTGTTGATCCAGTTACACTACGCAATCTGTTAGATAGAGTCTGAAAGTTATTTGCTAAATCCAGTGTTCCTTTAACTACTGCCGCACCGGCTAACGCCTTTAAGGCTGTTCCTAATTTGTTTACACCTTTTTCTGCGTCTTTAGTATTTAATTTTAAGAATGCATCTATTGTTGCCATTGTTCCTACCTATATTTTTTTGAAACTTTTAGTTATTTTATCTTTGAGAAAGTCAAATGAGGGCTTTGTGAATCCACTAGGTGCTTGTTTACTCCTACCTGCATCTAAAGGACCAGCATAATCATATTTGCTTTCTATATTGTAACTTCTGCTTGTTTCTCTGTATTTTGTTTTATTTCTAGCATTACCACTGCGAACCGGTGTTTCTTTACGATAGAACTTGTAAGTATCTTTCATAGAATCTTCAATTGCATCTTTTATATCTTTCTGCAAATCTTTGATATCTTTTTGACTTATTTTTATACTCATTTTCTATTTCTAACAGAATCCATTAAATCTTGTAGTGATTTCTGGTCTAATTTTTTACCTTTTTCCTCTTCACCACCCTGTTTATATGTTCTATAACTTATGGCTACATCATATACCCATAAATCCAGTGTGTCTGCTTTGTCTAACACTTCACTGGGCAACTTGTTATACCTTTCTGCTAATGCATCAAGCATAAGAGCGGTTTTAAGTTCTCCACTATTCTCTTTAAGAGAACTATTTGTTACTTTCCCAGTATTTCTACAACTTTATTTACTGCTTTCATCAATAATTGTGCTGGTAATACTTTACCATCTGCTAATACCTTTTTACCATCTTTGTCTAATATAAGGTCTTCACATAACACTATAAGCTCTTCAAAATTATCCTGGCCCGCTACTGCGAACTTAACGAATTTTGCTATAGGTTGTCTATCATAGCACCAGAATTCCACTGCTTCTTTATACATTTCCAGTGTTTCTTCGTCGTCTAAGATTATTTTGATTAGTTGTGGTTTTGTTGCTAACTTGTTTAGTTCCATATCTTTACTCCTGTATATCTTTATCTAATCTGTCTTTTAAGTTGTGAACAGCACTCAAGCAGAATGCTAATCTGTTTGATGCTTTTTCAACATCTGCTTTAGCACATCTTATTTCATTCTGTGCTTTCGCTATCTCCATCTCCATGCTCTTCAACACTTGTTGAGGAGTATGTTTGTTCCATATCTCCATATCCTTTTTCCTCTATATCTGTATTTATCTGTTTTTTAGGTTTTGTTTTGTGTTTACCATCTGGTAAATCCACATTATGTTCTTTTGCAAAATCATCCAGTGTAGTCCATACACCGTCTATTCTGATATCTCTTGTGGGTAATGTCCATACACCATTTACATAGTATTGTGCCCACTTTTGTGGTAAATTCATATATTCTCCTAAGTGTGGAGTCCCCCTAAGGGGACTCTACTGGTTTTTTAACGCTGGTTAAATTGTTCCTGCTGTTAGGTTTCCATCGCACTCGATAGTAACTGGGGTTTGCCATACGGCTTGCTCCATAGATACTGTGGGTGCAAGACCTGATATATAGCCTACGCCAGAGATTGTTTTATCTCCTGCTGTGCTACCTTCGAAGCTCAATTCGAAATGAACTTCTGTTTTATCATTACTTGCGCCAAATAAGCCATCATTGACAACTTTATTTGTTGTGCCACCTGCATTACCAAAGAACACCGCTTCGTCTACTAGACAATTTAGTGTGATCTGGTTAGTTGAAGGTGTTGTGAATGCTTTTTCACTTGCACTATTTAACACTTTATATCTTGTTACACCTGTCGACGCATTCACAGTGATATCATTGATGAAGGGAATCTCTAAAGCATCCACTCCTCCAATAGCACCATTTACTGCGGTATTTCCTATAGCTAGAATACAACTTGAACCATCTGTTACATTTATTACAGCCATTTATTTCTCCTATACGGTTGTGAAATTAAATTCAAATGTGTATGTAATTACATCATTTACTATGTCAGTATCGTATTCGCTTGTGCTTGTTACAGTATTAGCGATACCATTTCTGGCTATTAGTATTTGTGCAATTACGGTTTCTATATTAGTTAGTTGTTCTTTTGCATCCACGCTCAAATAAGCATTTATAGTAGTAAGTGTTTCATTGATAACTTGACCATCAAGAGTATCATATAATTCTCCTACCTCTATATTTTGCTCTCCGACATAAATCGTTTTTTTGTTCTTCTCATAAAGCGGAATGCCTCCCGATATGAAAGGCAGTTCCGAACTTACTGTGAAGGCAGTATATGCTGTCAGATTTGTAGTAATTTCACTGATTAAATCTGTTCTTTTACTCATTATCTAACCTGCACTATACTTCTTCTTGAACGACTTCGTCTTGTTCTTGCGTATGTTATTGCTTTTTCATCTGCCTGAACAGTTCCATCATTATCATAATCATACCAATCTGCTATAGCAATTAATTCATTAAATAAATCATTGAACTTAGCGTCATAGTATTGTATTTTTGATACTTCTTCACTTTCAGGATTACCGAAATCTGCAATCAACGGTAGAATATACTGAGCCATAGCATAATACACACCTAAATCTGTAAATTGTTGTCTTCTGTTTAATTTATTACCCGGATCTATAAGATTCGGATTCAAATCAGGAAGACTATTCAAATTACTGATTGGGTTGCCCACATACGAATTGTATGATTGCCACCATGTGCTTGCCTTTAACTTTAATAATATTCTATCGGTGCTTTTTTCTAAGATATCTTCTAGAAAGTCAGTGACATCTGCAAATCCTGATTCCTCAGGTATTTTAATAATGTTGCTTTCCAGTAATCTTTGATCCTTTTGCAATATATCAGTATATTCTGCAAATGAAATTACATTACCACCGCCGTCTGTTATGAATGCCATCTAACTATCCTTACGCTACAGGTAAATTATTACTTCTGAATAAGGTTGTTCCTGCAATAAGAGCAATCGTCGCATCTCTTAACGCATTATTACCTAAATCACTTAGTGAAGCAATAGTTGTTCCGCCCGCCAACGCAATTTGATTATTAATCGCGAATTCAAATGAGGGGGATATTACACCTATATATGACCCATCTAACGCTGTAGGAGCCGACTCTCCGCGAAGTTGTGCTACCGCTTTAGCGATGGCTACTACATTTGCGTCGCCTGATCCAATTGTGTCATTACATGTGATTCTGTTACCAAAATTGCCTCTTAATGTTGTGAAGCCATTTCTAACTGTTCCTCTCATTTCATGCACATCTGTGTCTGGGTTATACCACATTTTCACTACTGGTTCTCTTTTTGCCGCATAAGCCATTGCTTCTGGTGACATAACGAAAGATACTTTGTGAGTAGATGCGTTTGAACCGGCACCTGTATCTGTTAGTGTAAATGATGTATTTGCTTCTAGAAGACCGGCTTTGTCAGTTGCTGTTGCTAAACCTGAACTTAACCTTGTTAAGACTGCTGATCTAACTAAATCTAGACCACCATCTTCTAATGATTCTTCTGATACATCTGTTGCGATACCTCTTTTTGCAAAAGTGATATTTGCCGCTGTAGGTGAGAAGTTACTTTGTGAACTTGCTGTTCCTACAATACTTGCTCCCTCAATTACCGTTACTCCATCTGAGTAAGCGTTTGTGAGAGGGAATCTTACTTGGTCGCCGGATGAACCGGAGACTAATAGTGAGTTCCTAATTATTTGCTGATTAGGAAGCAATACTGCATCCTCGTAATATGGGACTAAGTCCGCTAAAATATCAGCATATAATTGTTGCACACTTGAACTTGTTGTTCCTGCTGCCATGATATTTCTCCTTTAATATGACATTGTTTACTTAAATCCTAATTTTTGCATTTGTTTTTTAACCATATTATCGGTTATACTATCTCTTGCTAAACTAGGTTGATACCTGCGTATATTCATATACGCCGTTCTGTATTCAGTATCGTTCTTTATCTTTCCTTGATCAAGAGGCTTAATCTGCCTTCCTGAATTATCTCCAGATGTTTCACCATACTGTATGTCAACACCCTTTTTACCCATGTTCAAGCCTAATACTTCTTTACCTACCAGTTCTACTGCTTTCGCATAGTCTGGTGTTTCGCCATCAGTAGTGAGATATTCATCTCCTGCTCTAATAGCAAAAGTATCGCCTTCTACTGCTAACATATTGTCTGCTTTCATCAATTTGACAACACTTTGTCTTTGACTTGGCGTCCAATTTGTAGGCATAGCGGCTTCTAACTTGCCCATATGGTCTTTTAATAGAAGATCTGTTTGTAGAGAATTTACCTGTGCTTTTAGTTCTTCAACTGTTGCTTCACGCTTCTTCACTGCATCACGCAATGATTCCACATTAAGTGTTTGTCCTTCTTGAGGATTTACCTCTTGAAGTGTTGATACAACCTTTTGCACTTGGTCTATGCTATCTACATTAAGTTGATTAAGAATATTCTTTTCAACTTCATATCTAGCGGTTGCTGATATCTTATTGACATCATCTCTACTATATTGACGAATGCCATTGACATAAGTCTTACCATCTTTTATTTCAACACTGGGTGTTGTATTTGTTTCAGATTTTGTATCTGTTGTAGTTGATTGCTCAACATTGTCAACAGGATTAGCGGAATCTGTTACCGGTGCAACATTGTCGGTTTGCACTGCCGTGTCTGTGGATGCATTATCCATATTTTTCTCCTTTTATCGTAGAAGTTACCGTATAACTTCGGGGTTCTTGTGCCCCTACCTATAAACTATTATCACTATAAGTTGAATCAATTATTTGATTCAATCTTTTCTGAATTTTTTCTTTTAAGTTCTGCTTAAATGCAGGTAATTCTTCCATATCTGCACCATTACGCATTTCCATTCGCATTTCCAATTCTTCGTGTGTTGCGAACGGCATATAAACTGTTGTTCCATCTTCTTCTTCGTGACTATGAAACCCTGAACCGCCCATTCTTTGTGCTTCTGCTTCTGCTTCTTCTTGTGTGGCATATTCTGGTGCTTCATATGTTTCTACATCACTTAGGAATACACTTGTATATCTTTCATATGCATCTAATAGTGTATTCATTTCTTTGATTTCATTTTCAACGCCTTTCTGGCTGTATAATCTGTTGTAACTAACGGCTAAATCCTCTGGCATTGCTTGATCTTGCCAATCGAACCATATTGTCCACATTTGATATTCTGCATTTTCCATACTAGTTGCTTTTTTGCGAATAAATGCTTCTAACTTGCTGTCATACATTTCTATTTGCACACCGCTACGGCTTGCTTTAATCAGTTCATCACTTCTAATCATAGCAACTTGGTTCATCTTTTCTATCTTTTGATCCATTATGCCTCTTATTTCCTGTAAACTATCTAAAGGAGGTGCTATGAACTCATATACATAGTTAGGTTGCCCGTTGAGGCTGGCTTGAGTTATGATTATTGAGCCAGGCTCAGCACCCACACTATTATCATTACGATTTAGTGTTTCTTCATCAACTAGGTTTACTGGATGTGCCCCATATGACACGGCAGAATAAATCTCACCCATATCCGAATATACGCTTCGCTGAATTTGTGCAATATCAAAGATCGGTGTGTGTCCCACACCGTTTGAAATCTTACTGCTTTGATACACGGGTCTTACTGGTATGTAACCCAGCTCATTTTGCTGGATAATCCTGTAGAAACCTTTTCCATCTTCATCACTTAAATATTCTGCATCTTCTGGGACTTCCATATCTGCTTGATCTTCATCCTCTGTTAAAGGCATGAATATTGTGTGAATTTCTTCTGATGTTATATAGTGATATATTTCGTAATCTGGTTCTTGTGCTATTCTGATTAGTATTTTGTTTAATACCAAATCTCCTGATGCATTGTATACATAATTCCAATTGTATACATCTGTGGGTTTATGCATTCTCCACCTTGGATATGTTGATCCTGCAGGTTTGATACAACTAATCCACACTACACCCATAACCGTTGAAAACACATCTACTTTACTCATAAATTCATTTATGCTTTCACCTTCACCTGATACATCGTGCAAGAAGTCTTCTATATCTTGTGTTTCTGGTAAAGTTCTGCTTGGTGGTGTTCTGAACAATATAGCATTGTATTCGCTGGCATATAATCTTGTGTATGGGAATACAGGCACATTTTGTAATTTTTCCTGATAGAAATTACTTGCATATTGTAAGCCTGTTTCTGCTTCTGTTCTGCTGTTTACTCTTTCTACTGATGTTTTATGTTTACCTAATTGATTTCCGTATTCATCAATATCATAAGTGTTTATTGTTTCACTGGGTGTGCTATAATCATTATCGTATGCTTTGAGATATTTTCCATCTCTGTATGATACTCCACCATAATAGGAGTTCTCTGCAAGACGCCAGTCATCATAATATTTTTGATATAGTGGATGTGTTTCAGATATAAAGTCTAAATAA